AGGACGATTTAGGCTATATTGGTAAAGTTGAGTTAAATTCTACTGTTAACACATTGCTTGACAATATAGAATCAGATACAGAAATAGGAGGATAGAAAATGGCTATTGATTTAAACACATACGTTGATGTTCAGATAACATCATCGACACAAGGAGTATCAAGATCAGGGTTTGGAACTCCAATAATTTTAGGGGAAGTTTCAGAGTTCTCAGATAGGACAAAAAGTTATAGTGGTATAAGTGAGATTGCAAGCGACTTTTCAAGTACAAGTGAAGTTTATTTAAAAGCGGCTGCTATATTTTCACAAACGCCAAGACCTAAAACAATAAAAGTAGGTAGAAAGTTAGCAGATGTAAACGCAAAACAACAAGTTGTTTTTGATGCAACTGCTACTGCTGGAACATTTACATTAACACTCGGAACTGAAACAACTAGTGCTATTGCTTATGATGCAGATGCTGCTACAATTAAGACAGCAATAGAGGCTTTAACAGCAGTAACAGCGGTAACAGTAACGGTTTTAGCTGCTAGTAAAAGTTTAACTATAGAATTTACAGGAGCTGACGCGAGTACAAGTTTTTCTACTTTTACGGCAGGTGTTGGAAGCTTAACAAGTGTTACAAGTGCTACAATTACAGTTTTACAATATGGTTCTTCTGTAGAAACTTGGACAACTGCAATTACTAATATTGTTGATTTCGATAATGATTGGTATGGAATGTGTATAACTTCAAAAGTAGATGCTGACATATTGCTTGTTGCAGCATCAATACAGACTTTAAATAAAATATTTATAGCTTTGAGTAATGACGCTACAATTCCAACAAGTGCGACAGATGATATTGCTACTGATTTAAAAACTGCAGGATACACAAGAACCGGTATAATATATTCAGATGACACTGATTCTAATTTGGACGCTGGTATATTGGGTACAATGCTTACTTATCAAGCGGGGTCCGCTACTTGGGCTTATAAAGCAGTTGCTGGGGAAAGTATTACAGATTTTACATCTAGCGAAAGATCATATGCAATAGCTAAGAAATGCAATATATATCATTTAGCAGCTGGAAAAAATATATTTGATAACGGAACAATGGCAAGCGGTGAGTTTATCGATAATATAATTGCTATTGATTTCATGGTTGCAAGAATTGGTGAAGATATATTCCAAGCTATTACAGACGCTGACAAGATACCTTATACAGATGCAGGAATAGGAGTTATAAAAGGAATTTTAGATGCAAGGCTTTCTAGTTCCGTAAATCAAGGCATAATTGACACATATACAATAGAAGTTCCAACTGTGGCAGATACAACAACAACAGAAAGAGCTAATAGGCTATTACCTGATGTTGATTTTAATGCAAGATTACAAGGTGCAATACATTTTATAGAAGTGACTGGACGGGTTACTGTTTAAAAAGGGGGAGTTTAGAATGGCATATAAAGAGTATGATTTAAAAAAACTTACTGTTGCTCTTGGTGGGGCTTTGGCTCAAGGGTTTGCAGACGGTGAATTTTTAACAATTACACCAAATAGAGAGCGTAATTTAACAACTATCGGGGCAGATGGAGAAGGTGCAAGAAGTAAACTTTATGATAAGAGTTATCAAATCACTTTGACATTATTACAAACATCAAGTACAAATGATATACTTAGTGCATATTCAAACGCTAACAGTAGTTTTACTTTTTCAGTACTAGACGCAAGCGGAACAACTGTCTTTTCTACTCTTAACTGTTGGATTAGACAAAACCCAGATGTTTCTTTTTCGAATGAAATTACAGAGCGAGCGTGGACACTAGAATGTGCAGAAGCTGAGGAATTTGTCGGAGGTAATTAATGAGAAAAGAAGTTAAGAGAGTTGTTAAAAATAGAGAGTATGTAATTTACCAATTTAACACAGTAGACGGGTTAAAATATTTAACCAAGCTTTCTAAACTTGTTGGTAAAAGTTTTGGTGTATTAGGTAAAGCAAAAGCAGAAAACAAAGAGATTGATTTTGATCTATTAGTTGAAAGCTTTACTGAAAAACTAGATGAAAGCACAGTTGATTTTATTCAAGATTTAATGAGTTGCGTGATGTTTCAAGGGAAACGGGTATCAGATATTTTTGATGCCCATTTTCAATCTGATTATTTAACACTTTTTGACCTTGTAAAAGAGGTTTTGGAGGTAAATTTTAAAGATTTTTTGTTAGGAATGCTCGAAAGAGTAGGCGTGGTTCATCAAGAGAAACAAAAATAAATTGGTTTATATACCGCCCCATATTAGAGGGTGTTGCAACACTTAAAGAGCTTGAGACATATTATTCTTTAACAGACTTACTTGATTTGAATGAGGCTATTGACGAAAAAAATAGATTACAAAAAGAATCTAACAGGAGCAAATCTTGATTGTCCAAGAGCTAATTACTAAATGGGGTTTTACAGCCGATACAAAAAATTTAAATAAAATAAAAGGCGGTATTAGTAGTTTAAGCAAGGGTGTTGGTATATTTGTTGCAGGAGCGGCAGCAACTGCTGGAGCTATTAGTGCAATTGTAAATTCTGCTAGTAAATTTGGCGATGAAATAGCAAAAACAAGTCAAAGAATTGGCGTTAACACAACTGCTTTGCAAAAATTAAGATATGCTGGAAGTCTTGCAGGTGTTGGACAAGAGGAATTAAATACAGGTCTAATGAAGTTTTCTCGTTCTTTAACAGAAGCAAGACTTGGAACAGAAACATATTTAAGACCTTTAAAAAGGCTAGGTATCAGCACAGAAATTTTAAATGACAAATCACTTGGTGCAGATGAATATATTAAGATACTTGCTGATAGATTTTCAAAGATGCCAGACGGCGTAACTAAAACAGCAACTGCAATGGAATTATTTGGTAGAAGTGGAGCAAAACTTATTCCTCTTTTAAATCAAGGCAGTAAGGGAATAGGTGACGTCTACAAAGAAGCAGAAGAGCTTGGTCTTATACTTGGTCACGCTACTGTTAAATCGGCAGAGCCTTTCCGTGATAGTCTAACAAGAATGGGTTTTGTATTTCAGAATTTAAAAAACAGAATCGGGCTTGCTTTAATGCCTCAGATTGAAAAACTCGTAACAAAATTTAACGAATGGTACAAGGTGAATAAAGACCTTGTAAATCAAAGACTTTCAAGACTTATAACATTTTTAGAAAAAGCGTTAAAATCGGCTTTATGGATTTTGGATAATGTAGTTATAAAATTTGGTGACTGGATAGAAAAAACAATTGGGTTAGAGACTGCATTAAAAGCCGTTGGTATTGCTCTTGGTGTTTTTGCAAGTGCTAAGATAATTGGTGGAATAACTGGAATAGTTAGCGGTATTGCTGGACTTACTGGCAAGATGCTTGCTTTAAAAGGAGCTGCAGCTGGTGCAAGTGCTTTGTCTGGAGCGGCTGCTGCAAGTGGAGCGGCTGCTGCAAGCGGTGGTGCTGCTGTTGCTGGTGGAGCGGCTGCAGGTGGAGCGGGTTTATTAGCAGGACTAGGAACGGCTGCAATTGCTACAGGCGGTATGGCTGTTCTTGGATATGGAGTTTATAAATTAAATAAAATGCTTAAAGAAGAACAAAACAGAGGCTTATTTGAGGACATGGATCCTGGTATGTACAAACCCAGTTCTTCAAGTACAAATAATAATATGCAAAATTCTGTAAATATAAATGTTAGTGGAACGGGTTCACCTGAACAAGTTGCAAATCGTTTAGAGGACAAATTAAAAGAAAACCTAGATAGTATGTACAGAGGTAATATTTGAGTATTTTTGATAGTGTTTTTAGAAGTAAACAACCTTTTGTAATTACTCTAAGCGGCGAAGATGAGACTGCTTACCTAGTTGCCGATGCTTTATCTAGTGCAAATATTAATCAAGGGCTTGATATTACTGATCACCCAGTTGAAAAAGGTTCTAATATTTCTGACCATGCAAAAATAAGGCTTATAAATGCTACTGTATCTATAATAATTACAGAAGCTCCTTTGACTATTTATAGCGGTATTGCTAGTATAGGGCTTGGTGGTATTGCAGGACAAACTGGAACTGTTGGAGCTGTTTCTGCTGGTGTTTTTACTAAGGTTATTGATAGTGCTGTAACAGGCAGAGCAAGACTTGTGGAAGCTAAGAAAAAACTAGATGATATTGTAAATAAAAAACAAGTAATAAATATATTGTATAAAGATAAGTTTGTAAATAATTTAATGATAGATAGTTTAAACTATAGTGATAGCGTTGCAAATGGATATAGTTTACTCGCTGATATTACTTTTAAAGAAGTTAGAACCGTAGAAAGCTTAAAACAAAATGTTATAATAGCTTCAAGAGTTAGCGGGCTTTCAAAAAGTGCAACAAAAAAAACTAGCAAAGGGTTAAAACAAACGATTCCAACAAAAGAAGAGGTTCAAGATATTTTTAAAAATTGGCAAGAAGATACACAAAGTGGTATAATACCAGTGGGGCTTTTATAATGATTGAAATACCTTTTAATATTGATGATGGAAATCAAGAATTTGAGATAAGTCTAGGCGATATAATATATAGATTTGAGTTTAAATACAACTCAAGGCTTGATAGGTGGGTATTCAATATACTAAATGCAGAAAACGAATACTTAATAAAAGGAATATCAATTGTTGCTGGTGCAGACTTTTTGACAAAAAGAGTCAATTCAAAACTACCAGAAGGTGCAATTATTTCATTTAATACAGTAGATGCAAATCTTTCACCAACTGAGGAAACTTTGGGCCTTAGCTCAAGGCTGTATTATTTTGGATAATTTATTTAATAGAAAAATACTTTTTAAAGCTACTGATACAAATTTAAATACAACTATAGATATTACAGATTTAAGAATTGAATTTAATATAAACAAAGATAACAAACCACAGCCGAATACTGCAAAATTTACAATATATAATTTATCAAAAGACACTATGGATTTTTTATCAAAGAAAGGAATTAATATAAGTTTTTTTGGAGGCTATAACAAAGCCGACAGCGTGCTTTTTATTGGACAGATAGCCTTTGTATCTCATAAATATAATGGACTTGACTGGGTGAGTGATATAAATTGTCAAGACTCTGTAAATGGTTTAAACCTTGTCAAAGTTAATAAGTCTTTTAATGGTAGAGTTTCACTTGACACGGTATTAAAATATTTAATAAGTGAGATGGGTTTGGGTATAGGGCTTTTAAAAATACCAGATATACAATTTAATAATGGTATTGCGTTGAGTGGATTTGCTCGTGATAGAATAAGAGAGTATTGTAAAAATGAAAATTTAAGTTTCAGTGTTCAAGATGGAAATGTTTACATTATATTAATAAGTGAAAAAATAACTAATAATATATTTACAATAAATGCAGAAAGTGGGCTTGTTGGCTCTCCTGTTTTAACCGAGAAGGGCGTAAAATTAGAAATATTACTAAATGGAAATGTTAAAATTGGTTATCAGATTAAAATAGATTCACAATCTGTAAATGGAACTTTTAAAATAGACACATTAACACATAATGGATCTCAGTTTGACGGTAATTTTTATACAAGTATAGAGGCTTTAAAATGAATTTTGGGGAAGTATTCGAAAACATTATTGATAGAAAACTTTCAGATGTACACTGTAGCTTACCTGCAAAGCTTGTTTCTTATAATGCAAGTACTCAGATAGCAAGCGTTCAGCCTTTAATTAAACAAAAGACTGTTGATGGTATACAAAATGAGTTACCTATTATTTCAAATGTTCCCGTTTTTATGCCTAGGGCTTCTGATTTTGCTATATATATACCACTACAAAAAGATGATATTGTTACTCTTTTCTTTTCTGATTATTCAATTGATAAATGGGTACAAAATGGAGAGCTTGCAGACGGTAGTTTAAAAAATCATAATTTGAATGATTGCTATGCTCTACCTTTTACCAACAATATATCAGGTCCAATAAGTGTTTCAGATACAAACAGTTTTGTAATTAAAAAAAGTTCAGTTGAGTTTATTGTAAAAGATGACAAAATAACAGTAAATACAGACATAGAAGTGACTGGTGATGTAATAGTAACAAGTGGAGATGTGACTGCTGATGGAATAAGTTTAAAAGGGCATACACATAGTGTTAACGTACCATCTACACCATACGCAGGTGTAACTGGTTCGGCTAGTTAGGGGGTAAATATGCAACTAGAGTTAAATACAACTGGGGATTTGCTTATTGAGAATGACAAAATGATTTTAATTGATGGAGTTTCTGAAATACAACAATTGGTTTCAAGCAAATTGAAAACTTTTATGGGTGAATATTTTCTTGATAACACAATCGGTTTGCCTTATTTTCAAGTTATATTTGAAAAAGGAGTAAATCCGAGTATAATATATAGTATATTTTTAGAGGCTTTAACAAATATTGACGGAATCGAAGAAATAACACAGCTTGATATTGATGTTGATTATCAATATCGAACAGGAACTATTGATGTTGAATGTAAAGCAGATAGCGAATTTATAAAGTTTACTCTACCTATAGGGGTTCAATAATGACTTATGGTTTAGGAACAGACGGATTTAATAAAAAGACACTTGCAGAAATAAGACAAGAGCTTGTTGATTTATATAAAAGTAAAATAGATTCAAATATCAATACACAGCCAGAAACGCCTCTTGGACAAATAATTGATATAAGCTCAGAAAGGTTTTCTTTATTGTGGGAGCTTGCTGAATCTATATATACAAGTATTGATCCTGATAGTGCGGAAGGTATAATGTTGGATATTGTTTGTAGAATGGTAGGAATAGAAAGGCTACCAGCTTTAAAATCTACAGTAACAGCAACCGCGACAGGAACAAACGGGACAATAATACCTATAGGCACTATATTTCAAGTTGGTAATGATGATACAAATCAATTTGAAACATTAGAACTTGCAACAATCCCAGTAGGTTTAAGTATTGATATCTCTTGTAGAAATTTAATAACAGGGGTTAAGACCTGTACAGCTGCACAGCTTAACACTCTTGTTACTCAGACAAGCGGACTAGATAGTGTAGCAAACACACTGGCGGCTATTGTTGGTAGAGATATTGAAACAGATACAGAACTAAGAACAAGAAGGGGTGTAAGTCTAACTCAATCAGATGCAGGCACATTAGAAGCAATTAGGGCAGCACTCTTAGAAGTAGATAGTGTTACAGAAGCCAAAGTTTTTGAAAATACAACAAATGCAACTGTTAGCGGTAGACCTCCCCACAGTATAGAGGCGGTTGTAAAAGGTGGTTCAGATTCTAATATTGCTAATAGTATTTGGGAAACAAAAGGCGGTGGTATTGCAACTTATGGAACAGAAACAGAAACGATTACAGATTCTCAAGGAACTGACAGAAATATAAAATTCTCAAGACCTTCTGACGTTGCCATATATATAATTGTAAATATTACTAAAGAAACTGGTGCAACGGTCGTGGAAGCAGATGTTAAAACTTCTGTACTTGCTTATTTTAGTGGTTTAGAGCTAGGCTCTGACGTATTGCCCGTTACTGGTGTAATACCGAAAATAATAGGTGATGTCGACGGAATAAGAGACATAGAAGTGTTAGCAGGTGAAGCAAGCCCGCCAACACTTGATAATCCTATTTCTGTAGCTGATACAGATTTGGCTGTTTGTGTGACTGATGACATTACGGTAAATATCTCATGATAAAAATTACAGATCATAAAGAACAAGCTATATCAAGACTACTTGCTCAATATTCAGATAAAGACAATTTTAAGTCTGTAATAGAGGGAATAGCGGAAATGGTTCAAGATTCAGAAGATGATTTTTATCCTGTTCTTGAGTTATTAGATATAAATAATGCCACTGGGTTATGGCTTGACTTATTAGGTAGTATATTAGGACAAAAAAGACTTGGCTTAGGTGACGCAATTTATAGGAGTTTAATTTATTCTAAAATTGGGCGTAATACTTCAAACGGTACTTATGCAAATATCGTTTCTGTTTTTATTGCACTTACAGAAAGTACATCTATAACGTTTAAAGAGTTAGATTATGCTAGTATTTCTCTTTTAGGAAATAGCTTACCTGATCCAACTGTACAAGATTTATTAAAGGAATATATGCAAGCGGTTGTTTTGGCAGGCGTGAAAGTTTCTGAGATAGGATACCAATATGACAATCCTTTTATAATAGCAAGCCTTACAGTTTTAAACCCAGATGGTGGAGGGTTTTCAAGTTTGGCTTCTCCAACAAGTGGAGGTCAACTTGGTACGCTTTTTGCTTGATGTGATATATAGATAATAAGGAGTTTTAAATGAGTAAACCGACTTTAAGCTATTGGACAAACAATGCTTCGTATAGAACAGAACCTACTTTACCTCGTAAAAATACAGGATATGAGATAGGAGATAAGCCAGCTTATGAAAATTTTAACTGGTTATTTTATGACCTGTATTCTTGGGCTGAATATATAGATGACACCTTGCCTGAAATTACTGCTGGTGATGCGAAAAAGATACTTGTTGTAAATAGTGCAGAAGATGCATATGAATTATTAAATGGTGTTGTAGAAGTTCAAGACTATACATCAACTGGTTTAGTCGGAGCTACAGACCAACAACAAGCTGGGTGGATATGGAATACAACAGAAATAGAAGCAGTTTTAACCAACTGGGAAGTAGACGCTTTATATAAATTTGCTAATGGAGCTTTAACAACAGATGACAGTGGCAACGGATATACATTAACAAATGTAAACACAGTAACAGATGCAAATGGTATATTAAATACTGGATTCGGAGCTGAGTTTAACGGAACGGATCAATAT